CAATCGGCGAACAGTTTGGTCTAACCAAAGAAGCTGAGAGCATGATTGATAACGGTCGCAGCATTGATGATATGAATCAATGTGTCGTTGATGAAATGAAGAAGCGTGGCTTGAAATCAGTAGCTTCGCCAACTGGTAGAGATGCAGATATCGGCCTGTCAAAAGACGAAGCGCGTAAATTCTCTATTGCGAACGTTGTGCGCGCCCTGGCATTTCCTAACAATAAAGTAATTCAGAAAGCTGCTAGTTTTGAAAAAGAATGTTCGCGCGCTGTTGCCGATGTGATGGGTAAGGAGGCACAGGGCTTTTTCTTGCCTAATGACGCTTTGCGTGCAACATTTGCAATAGATGGTAAACGCGATCTTGTTGTTGGTACTGATACAGCAGGTGGCCATCTTGTATCGACAGACCTATTAACCGGCTCATTCATTGATGCATTAATTAATGCACTTGCATTGACTAACGCAGGCACGACTGTGTTATCTGGATTAGTCGGCAACATAGCTATACCCAAAAAGGTAAGCGGCGCGACTGCTTACTGGGTTGCTGAGGGCGTTGCTCCGACCGAAAGCCAGCAAGTTCTCGGTCAGGTTGCAATGTCGCCTAACACAGTTGGTGCGTTCACTGATTACAGCCGTAAATTGTTGCTACAATCATCACTTGCGATTGAGAATTTTGTGCGAAACGATTTGGTTGAAAAATTAGTTACAGCTATTGATCTGGCTGGCGTTAATGGCTCAGGCACGGGTGCGGAGCCAGAAGGCATTATTAACACTACTGGCATCGGCTCGGTGGCTGGTGGCACTAATGGTCTTGCGCCTACCTGGTCACACATCGTCCAGCTTGAATCCGCAGTAGCTAATGCTAACGCGCAAATGGGCAACCTGTCATATCTGACAAACACTAAAGTACGCGGCAAGTTGAAGGAAACTGAGAAATTCAGCGGCGGCGGTAAGGAAATTTGGGGCGAGGGTGATATGCCTCTGAATGGCAACAATGCAATCGTTAGCAATCAGGTTCCGTCTGATCTGACTAAGGGCACATCTGTCGGTGTTTGTTCTGCGATCATTTACGGTAACTTTGCCGATTTGGTGCTCGGTTTATGGGGCTCGCTGGATATCACAGTCGATCCATACAGCCAAAGCACAACCGGCGGCACTCGCATTGTCGCGCTACAGGATGTTGATTACGGTGTTCGAAATGCGGCATCATTTGCTGCAATGTTGGACGCTTTAACCACTTAAAACGGTTTCATGGTGGTGGTCTTAAAGGGGAGGCGTTTCGCTTCCCCTTTTTTTATGGTTTAATATGCGCGACACAAACAATACACAATCGAATTTGAGGACAATAGTCATGGCTGAAAAGAAACAAGAAATTAAAGAAAATATTTTAAATGCTGCCTGCCTGGTTGGTGGTAAACCTTTCTCACGTGGCGAAAATGCCGACTTTGACGATGAAGTAGTGGCGGATTTACGCGCAGCCGGTCGAATTTGTAAAACAAAGGAAGAGGCTGATAACGCTAAAAAAAGTCTTGTAGCCGCTAAAAAAAGTCTTGCAGCCGCTAAAAAAGCATCTGCAACCGACAAAAAGGAACCCGCAACCACTGAATAACCAGCTAACAACGACCAATACCACCGGTTTAATCAAATGCCGTTACAAATGAACCTTGATGCTTTGCTCAAACGCTTTGGGCGTGATGTTACGTACAATAATGGGCAAATTATCCGAGGTATTTATGACGAGCAGCCGATTAATTCCGGTGGTATCGATAGCATCATGGAAGTGCTAAAAATAAAAGAATCTGATTTACCCGACCTGGCTGCAGACGATGAATTTGAGCTTTATGTTGGAGAATCTCAAAATACATATAAAGCAAAAGAATTCACACCGCAACGCTCAGGATTTTTATTGATTGAATTGGAATTACAGCCATAATGCCACACGTTAGAAAACAGATTAGAGATAGAGCTGTTGTTGAGTTAACTGGACTCGCAACAACTGGTTTAAATATCTTTGCATCCAGGATCCGCAAATTTCAGGACAGCGAATTACCAGGTTTGCGTATTCATACACGCAATGAAGTCAGCGAACGCGCAGACATGGACAACAATTTACATCGAAAGACCGAATTAGTTATCGAAGCCGTTGCAAAACAGGTTGATAGCATTGACGATTTGCTCGACACCATGGCCGTTGAAATTGAAACTGCCATTGGTCAATCGAATTTAAACAATTTAGCAATCGAAGCCATCGAATTAGTCTCCACAAATACAGAAATATTGGATGATGCCAATCAGCCGGTAGGGGTTGCAACTTTAGTGTTTACGGTTCAATATTTCACCATTGATAATTTACCGGAAGCGACAACGCATTAAATAGGCATTAACATGGTAAAAATGTATTATAAAAATAACTCTAAAGTTATTATTGACGTTGAAGAAAATCGCGTTGAAAATATGAAAAAAAGGGGTTATCTTCTAGAGCCTATCAAACAAGAACAATCATCGAAGGCAAAAAAGCCCGCCGATACAACTAATAAAACTTAACGAGGCAATATCATGTCAAGAATAACCGGAACATTGGGTGAAGTAAAAATCGGCGCTGTAGTAGTTGGCTCAGTAACAGAGTTTAATCTTGAGCAAACGCAGGACATGGTACCCGATGATGTTCTTGGTGATCTAAATAAAAACTTTTTGCCAGATCGAACAGGCTGGACAGGCTCAATGACTGTCGGCTATGACAAGGATGATACGGCACAAACAACATTAAGGGCTGCAATCGCAAGCGGCGCATCACTGGATGTGCATTTGATACCTGCTGGCGATACGACAGGTAATATTGATTTTAACGGCAGTGTATATCTAACAGCATTATCAATGCCAACAGCTGCAGGCGCAATTGTGACGCAAGCGTTTAGCGCACAAGGCACAGGCGCACTAGCTGAGACAACAATACCGATTTAATCAAAAACGACGGGTAAAATTATGTTATTGGGCGATCAATTATTAAGCGAAGCTGAAAAGGATTTTGAGGCTAAATTATCAGGCGATATGATTCAAATTTCTGTTCCTGAAATGGGAACAGAAAAAGAACCAGCTGTTTTATATTTCAAACCATCAACTCTGAAGCAGCGCGATAAGATTTATAGGGCTGTTGAGGCTGGCGGACTTGGATCATTGATTGAAATAATTATCGTTCGTGCCCGTGACGAGGATGGAAACTTAATATTTAATAATCGTCATAAGGCATTATTTCAGACTAAGATTGACCCCGATGTAACTATCCGTATCGTTAAAGAATTGGGCGAGGCCGAGGGAATCGACATTGAGGACGCAGACGCAGAGCCAAAAAAGTCAAGCTAAGTCCAGAGGTTAAGTTTCGCTATCAACTGGCAACGCATTTAAAAAAATTCGTTTATGAGCTTGACGATATGCCAGTTCCAGAATATCAGGGCTGGCAAGTTTATTTATCAGAGAGTAAAAGCTAGCCATGCCACGCAATGATGTGCAACTCACCATAGGCGCAAAGGATAGGACTAAAAATGCGCTAAAATCTGTTCGCAGCGGATTAAATCAAACTGTAAAAGCCGCTGGGCTTTTAGGTACCGCTACAGTTGCGGCAATGGCCGCATTGGTCAATCAGTCGCGCCAGGCTCAGGACGAAATCGGCAAACTATCAACCAGGCTCGGTATTTCTACTGAGGCTTTATCACAATACAAGCACATAGCCGAATTATCCGGCATATCGTTTCAAACTCTAACAATGGGATTTCAGCGTCAAACGCGCCGAATTGCTGAGGCCGCACAGGGGTATGGCGAGGCAAGGGGCGCGCTAAAAGAACTTGGCTTAGAGGCCGGAGTGTTAAATCGCCTATCACCCGAAATGCAATTTGAACGGATTACAGAAGCCATGTCAGGCGTTACAAATCAGGCCGACAAAGTCAGACTTGCGATGAAGTTATTTGATTCTGAGGGCGTGGCGCTGATACAAACAATGGATATGAGCGCGGAAGCTATTGAGAAAGCCAAGCAACAAGTCATTGATTATGGCGCGGCTTTAGATGGCTTTGAAACAAAGCAAATCGAGGAAATGAATGATGAACTGACCAGCGCCAGCCTTGTCATGGACGGCATTAGCAAGCAATTAACGCTACAACTCTCCCCATTTATCCGTCAAATGGCCGTTGATTTTCAAGATAGCGCCAAAGCAGGCAAGGGATTCGGCGGCGTGATTGAAAAAGTGATTGAGAATCTTATCGGCGGCATTGGATTTATGGCCGACGCATGGCGCGGTCTTGAGTTTATCTGGAAGGGCTTGCAATTAGTTTTTGCCCACGTCGCTGAATTCATTTTGGATGAAATCCATACCATTATGACCGGCTGGAATGATCTTAAAGCGTTATTTGGTTTCGAGCCTGATCCTAACGCCGGAATTCAGGGGGTTTTGACCGAGGCTAAAAACAGAACGACTGAATTAAAAGATGAGCTTGCCGCGCTTGTTACTCAGGAAATGCCATCAGATATTATCAATGAATGGGCTGAAAATGCAAAGATTCAAATGTTTAATGTATCTCAAGCGGCAAAAGATGCCATGGGCAATGGTGAGGACGGCGAACAAACAAAGTTATCATTCATCATGTCAGATGATGAATTTGAAGCAGAATTTGAGCGCGCTGAAAAACAATTTACTGGCTTAAATAAGTTATATAGCGGAAATCAGGGCCACTTTAGCAATATCTGGAAAAAAGGACTTGAGGAGCGCGAGAAGTTTCAGAAAAAATCAGGTGGAGCGCAGGTAGCTCAAGCAATGGGTGATTTTGGAAAAATGATAAGTGGCGCCACACAAAGCAATAAAACGCTATTCAATATTAATAAAATGGCAGGCATTGCAAATGCTATTGTTAACACAGCGGAAGGCGTAACGAAATCATTATCAGCGTATCCATACCCTATTAGCATAGCAATGGCTGCGGGTTCTTTGGCAGCCGGTCTCGCACAAATAAACACAATTAAAGCGCAGCAATTTGGCAGTGGCGGATCTCCTTCTCTACCATCAGGCGGTGGCGTATCAAGTGAAGCAATTGCCGAAACAACCACGACCACAGGCGAAGGAGCGGAAGCAATAACAACGAGCCAGAAAACAACAATAACTCTAAACATATCAAGTGGCATTTATGACCACAACGCCCTAATAGAATTAGCCGAAAACCTCAGCGAATTAGCAGGCGATGGCTTAGACGTCCGCGCAACAGTGGTGTAATTATGCCGGGTGATATTTTATATAATAATTTAATGATACACGCTGATACCGTATTAACGGCGACAAGCGAGACTACAGGGTTCGAGGTTGAGAATTTAAGCAATTGGAATGTTTATGATCAATGGAAACCATCAGCCACAATTAGCGAAATTGTCTCAATAGATTTAGGCTCAAGTAAGGCAGTGGATTCATTTGCTATATTCGGCCATTCATTAGCCGATGAATCCGCATCATTAGCTTTTCAATGGTCTAATGACGGATCCACTGGCTGGACTGATTTGTTTACAAGTTTTACACCATCTGACAATAACATCATATTTAAAGAATTCACTTCTGTTACGAAGAGATATTTCAGAATAATCGCAAATTCAGCCGCCGGTTATCCATCCATTGCAATTGTATTTGTTGGCGAAAAAATGACCCTGGAAAAAGGTTTTCGTGTTGGCCACATGCCGACGGGCTTAATGGATGACGCTAAAACCATTCAAAATGTATCAGAAACAAGTTTGCCGCTTGGTAGATCAACTATTGTGCAGCCTGGTAAGTTCACCATACCTCAAACATTATTAACACCAGCCTGGGTACGCTCAGATTGGATTCCATTTTTAGAGCACGCCAAATCATTGCCGTTTTTCTTTGCATGGGATTATGATAATAATCCAGATGAAACAGTGTTTGCATGGACAAATGGCAAACCATCTGCGCCGGTTAAATATAGTCACGCTGCGCGTATGTCAGCATCAATAAAAATCCTCTGTCAGAAAAAACTTTAATTCAGGTGTAAGAAATGAGTGGAATAGAAACTAAACCAGATACCAGTTATATTGTTAATGCTGATGACTATATCCCATCAGTAAACAATGCCGGGACCGTTGGAAAAAGTCTCATCCCTCAACAAATTATAAAAGCTGCAGCGGCGTTTAATGTTGCAGACAAAGCCGAGGCTGCTACCCATACGCCTGTTGCTGGCCAGACTATGTATATTCGTAGTGCAGATGGTCGCGGGAATATATGGAGGGCTGTTACGGGTTTAACAGGCGCGGTATCAGATAGCGTTAATTATTGCGGCACGCGAATTGTTGATGCCAGTTGGGGCGGGGCTTTGGCTTGGGATAGGGATTATCAAGGCAACGCTCATGGTGCGTGGTTTGGTATTACTTACGATAATGTAACAAATGACAGAGACCCCTTGCAAGAAGCAGTAACATGGAGTGAAACAACCAATAAATGGGTTGAATTAGAGTCCGGTAGCAGTTTGCTAATAAACAGCAATATTGCTCTAACAGGTGGAGCTAAAATTCTTGGTAATTTTTGCACCATAAATAAGAACTTTGATGGTATCGGTCTTACATTAACTGGCGGGGCTACTTTTAACTACCTTTGGGATTTAAATATTAATGGTTATGGTGTTGGGCAATCTGAGAAGGATGGAACAGCCGCAACATCAGGGCATGGAATTTATGTAAACGGCAATCGTATATCGTTTAGGAATGTTCACGCATCAGAACATAAAGGGAACGGTATCGACGTTAATTCTTCTGGAAATATGAACCGCTCTGTATGGGGCAATGGCGGCAAAGTTCGCTCATCGTTTAACGATGGAGACGGGTTTAATTTTTATGGAACAAATGATAATTCGTCAATTTGGTCTAATGTATTTTTAATTGCCAACCAAAACTACGGACTAGGTATTCGAACCTCTGATGACTGGCTGGGCCGTCAGATACAAGGTTATATTTATCTTGAGGATAATGCTAAAGGTGGAGCCTATGAGCCTACGGATACAGGCAGCGATGATACCTCGGTTAGTGCTGCGTTTATGACGGATACGACAAGAGCTTTTGAACCAAATACTCTTGTCGGAAAAGTTATAACAAATATTACGACTTCGGCTACCGCAACAATCACAGCTAATACTGGAACAACAATTACAGGGACTTTATCGGCAGGAACATGGGATTCTGGTGATACTTATTCAATAGATTATGGATACGGATGTGCTAATTATATTGGTGGATTAAGGTATTCTGATATTTTCTTTTACGCAGAAGAAAATCAGGTCGCGGTTCCTGCCATCACTAAAGATATTGTTTTAGGCATCTATACAAGGAATAATGAATTAATACCATCAAGACTCAATCGCTGGGCTGAACACGGTGTAGATAATAAACTTAAATATGGCAATAAAGAACAGAGCTGGAATGCGCAGAACAGATACCTAAACAGACGCGGTATTAGTATGTCAGTATCTACTGACTATATGGAAGAATATTTCCAAGGTAGTAGCTCTGTCGGGCAGTTTGGTCATAAACGCTGGTATGGTGATGGATCTTATGAAATAAAACATATAAGAGTAGCAACTCCTAACAGAACTATTACTGAAAAATTCGCACACCCCTACAAAATAATTGTCACAAATATGGACGGTAGTAGCACAGCACTAGGCGCTACAATCTCACGTAATAACCGAGGCACAGAAAACATACCGCTCGCGTCAATTATAGGAGATACTATTGGCGGTGCTATAATCCAAACACATAATGGTGCAACATGGAAAACAGTTGGTAAAGTTGAATACGAAATAACTGGCGACGTAGCTGACAAACCCGGAGCTAAATATAACGTATATGTAACACCTAACGGCAGCGGTGTTCAAGTATTAGCATTCAGTTTCAATCAGAACTCAAGAATGAAATTTGGCGTTGTGCCCACAGTATATGCTGATAACGCAGCAGCTAAAACAGGAGGTCTTGTTGATGGTGAGGTTTATAGATTATCAACTGGTGAACTAATGGTTGTGTATACCTAGACGGAGATAGAGCAGATGACAATATCTGAAATAATTAGATGGCCATCTGGTGATGCAATCAAATGGCCTTCTGGGGAGTCTGTCACCTGGCCTACAAGCGAAAAAAATAAACAAGGCCGTGAACCGTTTGAGATTGTCGAGCTTGATCTGGATTTCTGCAATAACACTTTCAGTAATTCGCCTTGTACAGCGTCAGGCACGGCAGGTACGGAATGCTACAACACGCGAAACACTTGCCAAGACCCCGATAACTATGATGCAGGCGTCAAAACATATCGTTTCTGTACTGCAGGCGGAAGATTGCCACTCGGTGAAGGCTTAATTCCGTGTCTGTTATCCGCCGGTATCACATCACCACAAATCAACCTCAGTCAATCGGTAGGCTTAAAGGGCTCAGTTAGAATTGAGTTACAGGATTTTACACACCATGACCTGGGCGTTGATCCTTATGTCGCAACCAGGACTTACACGCCGGAAAATCAAGGTACATTCTTTGGTAAATTAAAGGCGCGGAATATTTATTATCAATCACGCCCGGTCAGGGTGTATAAAGGTTATTTTACAGAACCGTTTGATATCAGTAATTTCGATAAATACGAATACTTTGTAGATCGTTTTGAAGGGTTATTAAAAGGCGGCAAGTTTAGAATCATCGCAAAAGACCCGTTAAAGCTCGCGGCTGACGATCGGTCAAAATGCCCGATTCCAACGTCGGGCACAGTGTTTGCAGATTTCACAGCAGCGGCTACAACATTTGATTTATCACCGCCCGGCATTGGTGATGATGAATATCCAGCAGGTACTTTTAAAATCAGGGTGGGCGATGAAATAATCACAGCTAACAGGGCAGCGGCAAGCGATACTTTAACCTCATTAGTACGCGGTGAGAATGGAACAGAAGCAGACGATCACGAAGCCAACGACAATGTGCAACTTTGCAAAGAATGGATAGAGGAAAACGTCGTTGATGTAGTTGAGGACTTACTTAAAAACTTCACTGAGATACCGGATTCTTATATTGATTCAGCGCAATGGACAACACAGAAAGACGGTTTTTTATCATCAAATATTATTAATGCAATAATTTCTGAACCGGAAGGCGTTGAAACCCTGCTCAATGAAATAATTGCGGTTAATTTAATCAATATATTCTGGAATGACCGGACCAGTTATATAATTTTAAACAGCCTTATTCCAGAGGATATAAATTCAACACCTGCGTCGATCACTGAAAACAAATCATTTATTCGTGATTCGGTCAGCATTAAAGAAGAGCCGAAACAACGTATTTCACAAGTCAGGATTTTATATGAGCCACGCGATGCAACTAAATATGGTGAGCAAGGCGACTTTAAAGAGGCGTACATTGCAGCCGATTTAAACGCGGAGTCGCCCGATCAATACGGGGAGACTCGTATAAAAACAATTATGACGCGGTGGCTGAGTGCTGCAAGGCGTGGAATTGCTATCCAGGCAGCAAGCCGTTTATTGAATTCATACCGCGACAACCCTATCCGGGCAGATTTTACACTCGACCCGAAAGATGCTGTGCATGAATTGGGTGCTAGCTTCAGGATTGATTCACGCCAACATCAGGACGTCGATGGCTCAAACGATACACAGCGAATGAAAGTGGTATCTATTACGCCACCTGCGAAAATTGGCGGCAATTATAAATACAGCGCCACATCAATCAAATTCAGTGGTCGCTATGGATTTATTGCACCCGCTGGAACGCCTATGTATAGTTCTGCCACTGACGCGCAAAAAGAAGCCTATGGATTCATATCACAGGCTGATGGCACCATGCTAGACGGCTCAGACGGTTATTTGATACTATAATCGCCATGAGCGATGAAAACCAGAAAGAATCAACAGAAGATGTGCAAAACAATCTCTTTGTACATTGCCCCAAAGTGACCTTTAATCTCACCCGCGCAATTCTTTGCAGTGATTGTGAGTATTTTAAATCAATGCTTCGTGTATCTGATGATAATCGTCAAGAAGTGGCACTTCGCGTTGTCTGCGCTCACCCGATAACACGATCATTAACGGTGGTTAATTTATGACAGCTTGGGTGACAATTCCAGACGGTGACATTGACCCTGATAGTCCGCTTACGACGCCGTTATTGACTGCGTTGCGTGATAATGTCGCCGCATCATTTGAGAAAGCATCCGGCGCGCCGGTATTGGTTGATGATTATGTTACTGCTGCAATGTTAAAAACTGATTCTTTAACAAGATCATCATTAACGATTGCCGCATCAGCAGCAACAATTATTCCGGAGGGGCTTTATGTTTTTACTTTTATTGCTGCTTCCGTAGATTTGGAGGTAAGAGATTCCGGGGGAACATGGAGGGGCTCAACAACTAATGCCTTTGTTGGGGGCGCAATTATAAGTGATGGTGTTAATGTTAGATTCAATAACACAAGTATCGTCTCTACAGCCTATTATATAAAAATGGGGTAATTAAAATGAAAATATTATTCTTACTATTGTTTACGCCTTCATTATTAATGGCTGACTGCTATCGTGAATGTGAGGACTGGGATACATTCTGTAAATCACCAGAACAAATAGTAGCTACCAAGTGTCGTTTAGGGATTCCTGTTAAGCAGGAATATTGTCAGGTGCTCAATATTCCAAATCGTTACCTTATTCGTGGCAGCGGCTCTTTAGTTGAAGCATTACCCTGCACTGATGAAAAAGCCAAAGAAATAAAATTGCGCCATCGTAGGAAATAACTGCAAACACAGGCGCTAGAATAAAATCAATATATCAATTTAATTAGCCAGATAAGAATAGAGTAAATGCGTGTAGAAGGGCGTTGAGATGACAAAACCAATAAATCATAAACTGTCTAAAAATTTCAAGCTGAAAGAGCTTGTACATCTTGATATTATCGAGCGCGTTGGAATCAGGGCGGCAGATTTCTTGCACCCATGTTTAGTTCCAACATTACAAGTTCTTAGGGATAAATTCGGACCTGCTGTTGTGAACGGGGTATTTAATAATAGAACGTATACAAACAGCGGATTAAGATTGCCGAATAGCTCAATAGGCGCACCATTATCAACGCACAGATTTGGTAATGGTGCAGATGTGAAATTTAAAAAGAATACTCCTCTTGCCGTGCAAAATTACATACTTAATAATCAGGATATTTTTCCGCATATTACCCGCCTAGAAAATGCAATGCTGACAAAAACATGGTTGCACTTGGAGGTAGGGGATAGAAAGGATGGCGAAACCATAACTGTTTTTAACCCTTAAAAAAGATATTAGCAATGCCGTGGAAAGAAAATCATACAATAATAGAGCACGCTCAACAGCTCTGGCCTTATATCTCAGGACTATTCCTAATGCTAACAGCAGGAATTAAACTGTGGCGGTATGATCGCAATCAGACTAGAAGGCTGATAAATGACAATCATACTGTAATGGTAAAGGAAATACGCGATTTGAGGGAGCACACTGAGCAACAGAACACAGATTTAGTGAAGTCGCTTACAGATCAAATGATAGCTTTGTTTAACGGGAAATCATGAACATTAAAGATATAAATGTCCCTTTGGTAATGGTTGCAGCAATTGTCATGTTCATCATATCTGGTGTATTTACTATTGAATATCGGTATGCAAAAGCAGAAGATATGCAACAATTTCAATATAATGAAGCTGTACAGTCAAAAATGCTGTGGGTTGAATTGTTAGAAATAAAGCTGGAAAAAGCGGAAACAACAGAAGAAAGAGAGCGCATTAAAAGACAGATTCGACGCACAGAAGAATCATTACTTATTAACCTGGAGAAAATGAAATGAAAATGCCTAATTTAAATGAATGTGTTGAGTGCGTAGCGGTTGGCTTTGTCTCGCTGATTTTGCTTATTTCTGTAGCGTTATATTCGTATAACGCTTTTGCTGCTGGTAAGGGTGATCCGCACCATCAAATTCCAGAACCTGTGATTAATATCATTGAGATAAACAATTACGCTCAGATTGTTGACTACGACCGCCTGGACAGCTTGGGAAACGCCTTAAATTCCATGAGCGCATTATCATCTATACCGTCTTTAAACCGGAGCATGGGTGGTACTACAGGCGTAGGCGTGGGCTTTGGCGGATATGACGGGCAAGGCGCAGCAATAGTGCTTGAGCATTATGTCGGAAATATGTCATATCGTGCAGGGGTGGGGCATTCTGGTGGCGAGGAAATTGTCAACTTTGGTGTGATGGGGAGTTGGTGATGAGCTTTGACCCACTATCAGCAGCCTTAGAGTTAGGCAAATCTGCCGTCGAGCGTATCTGGCCAGACCCTATCAGGCAGGCAGAGGAAATGCGCAAGCTGGAAGAGCTGCACCAGAAAGGTGATGCTGCACAGTTAAACGCACATGTTCAGTTAATGCTTGCGCAGCTTGATGTAAACAAAGCAGAAGCGCAGCATAAATCAATATTCGTAGCCGGGTGGCGTCCATTCATCGGTTGGGTTGGTGGCTTTGCTTTAGCTTGGCAGTTCGTTATATATCCTATGTTAATGTGGTTATGGATGATTGCGGCGGCAATGGGTAAGATTCCGGATAGTGTTGAACCTCCGCCAATACTTGAAACAGGCGCGTTATTCGCTATGATTACCGGGATGCTTGGTATTGGAACAATGCGAACTATTGATAAAAAGAATGGTACTCAGACTAATTCAATAAGATAACCAATATCATCAGCAGGAAAAGCTAATCTTTCTGCCTATTCTAATATTCCACATTCTGTGTTATACATTGTTAGGTATTAATATTTATACTAGATGCAATAATGGATAAAGCATCTGCCAATTTTCTTATCTCATTAACTTGTATTACTTTACTCATAATCATTCTCCAATAAAAAGTCTTTAATATGGCAATATCCCGCCTAAAGGCTATCCATGCAGTTGTTAAAGATACTCAAACTCAATTCGATTCACGGGTTTATAGCGCCAACATTTATAATGCTCGCATAACATATCAACAAACTCTGTAGCTGACATGTCCGGGAAACCTTCAAGTTTGCAGTCATTATCATTCATATCTGCCAATCTCTCTTTTGAGACTGATACAATTTTAATTAAGCCGAGCTTTTTTATTTTCTCGCCTTTCTGTAATCCCATTGCTTTCTCAACACCGCAAACAACATCCCCTGGTTTCAAAAACCACCATCCAAAACGTCGCGTCACTGTCTTGGTTCTGTTTTTAAATTGCTCTGTAGTCAGCGCAAAACTCATATTTCGTGCCATTACTTCTCTCCGCCAGAATAATGCTCTCTAGCACAGTAAATACAAAAGCCGTTGCGGAATGCATCTTCCTTTTCGCATATTTTGCATATGTGGCCTGGTGATGATGTTCTACGAATAGCTGAAATAACATCAGATACCTGAAGCATTCCGCCAGAACCTCCATCATATGTTTCACTCAATACTTCTGCTATTACTTCATTAAGCACCATTGATATAATTTCATCAACATCCTTAATGGCTAATACTAGCTCAACCTGATGTTCTGTTAAATATTCTTTTGGAGTAGAAACGCTTACGCGTTTATTTGCTATATTCTCTCTTAAATCACTCATCTTTATTCCTTCTCATAAATAGCTTCAAGGTAGACTATCATCTGTAATTCTCTTTAATCATTTTCGTTGTGTTCTCTGAGCGAGTCATAAAACAACAGTTATCAGGTTCGTAGTTGCCACCACTATCAATTCTGTCAATCGTTAGTCCTTCTTTGAATCCATTACTCATACCCCATTCAACAAACGCTTCGACAGACCCCATCCATTCATCACATATTTCTACGCCCTTTGCGCCATACCAGCGATAGTTTTTATTCGATGAGTCATAACAACGCTTTATCATGTCGATTAGCGTTCTGTATAGCGGATGATCTGCCAACCCATGCTTATAGAACATTAACGCATGAACATCTCTACTCAGGCACCCACATGATCTTGTATGACCAGACGTTAGATGCCCATGAATAACCGTACATTTATTCCCGCATGAGCATTGACACTCCCATATCGTTTTACCGTGTTCATTCTTTGCGTATCTCGCAATAACGGTTAATCGGTCAAACACTTCGCCAATAAGATTAAGCCTCTTTTTCATAAATCCACTTTAATTCATTAATGGCTTTTTCTGTATCACCGGCAATAATATCTATGCCGAATTTCTTGCATACGATAACTAAGCATCGAGGGTCCTGGATTGTCCATTGCTCACCTCCTATTGATCGTCTATCTTCTGGAGCCCAATAAGTTTCAGTTATGTAAATTTTACATTTTTCAGCAAACCATTCATTAATCTCTTTCATCTTTATTCTCTGGTGATGATGGTGGGAGTGGATGCCAATGGGTAAAAGCTTTAAAATCAATGCCCCGTTCTCCATATACACACCAATGCTTACCTCCAAACTCATGTAGATAACCACACGTATTTACATATTCATTATCTACTTTAGTTGCGCCATTATTTGCATGGCGATTAAAATCTATTAAAGCTACCATTTGCCCTAAGACAGGCGGAGTATTAAGACTATTCCATTCCTGCTCAAAGTGTAATTTGCAGAGGGAGATTATTTCCGGCAAGTCTGATACAAGTATCGCTCTTTTATTGCCACAAATACCACCTAAGTCAAAATCATATTTCTTTGTAATATCTTTTATCAGTTCTTCATCTGTCATTTGATTAAACCTCGCTTTACAGCATCAATTATCTCTTTGTGGGCATCGCCTTTGTAGATATAATTATGTATTGCGTCAAGTTGTTGCCTGCTTTCTAGTGTGTTGGAAAAAGGATTAACACGAGCATGCTCTTTATCATAGTCAAACCTGAGCCAGTAAAATTCAAATTTATAAAATGATACTGCATAACCTGACTCAACAAGTATCCCAGCACATTTCTGTAGTTCTTTTTCTGTCATTATTCTTTATCCATAGTTGAAATGATGAAGTCTTTAGTTGCTTTGTCGATTCCGTAACAATAGATTTGCCAGTTAAAACTTTGGTGATTTCCGCCATATAGCTTATCCGTAAACAGCTTATCAAATACAGGCATACGCTGATTAAGATCGTCGTAGGGTCTATACCAAAATCCAATCTTGCTAAAAAATCTCTCAAAGTCAGTATCATCTTTTGCTTCCTTTGTACAAAATAACGATGATTCACTATTACTTTCTTTTGCTGACGGTTTAATGCTGTAACCTATAACCTCAGCACAATATTTGTTGAATTTATCTTTCATTTTATTAGTCCTAATTATTTACTCGTCAAATGCCAAAATCCACAATATCCGCATTTATAAGCATTTTTTACTTTGCATTTTGTAAACCCTTTCCGCTTTCCGCTCATATTTATTAATTGCTGCATTTTGTTTTCAGCCGTTTTCTTTGAGAAATATTTTATTTTTGTGCAGGGTTTTATCACGACTTATATACACCGAACCGGCTTTCATGTTTCTCGATTAAGCATTCCGCCTCGATATCTTCTCTGGCCGCGTCATTTTTGTCTGGATAAAATGCCTTGATAAATGCATTCACATTGCCGCCGGTTAGATTGATTGATTTCAATAACGCCCGATCCATCGGATGATCATCAGTATCATCCATGAAAAAATGCTCAACAAGTAAAGCAGCGGCATTATCTGACGCGACCCGTTTGGTTTGCTTCCTAAAGCCCACGTAGCCGCCATGCACCTCGATTGCACTCTCTGCTGTATGAGCTTTCAACGCCTTGATTAAATCCTTGCGCTGGGCCTCCAGGGTGGCCAGGGCGACCGCTTCATCCTTCGGGTGCTTGCTGTATTGCTCAAGACAATCATCACAAGCAGCGGAATACCAGCAATTCAGGCAACCGGCTCCTGGGCGCGCCTCGCGTGTAACGTCCATTGCACCGCAAAGCATTAATATTTCTGTTTTCCATGTGTTGAGCAGCGCCTCGCCTTCATCGTCCAATAATATTATGTTTCTATGCGTACCCCATGTTTGCAAGTTAACAACCTCTTGAACGATTGCCTGCGTACCCGGATTATGTAGCCAAGTTAAAACAGCCTGCCCACGCATTTGGATGGTATCGAGCTCGGCGGCATTGGTTGGGAAGGCTGATTTGTAGTCGCGAACTACGATTGCATCAACAGTGTAATTTTCATCCTCTATCAATTCAGGGTAGGTGAGATCTAAAATTGCCTTCCATCTACACTCCTGTGCCTCGTAGTCACACGGAGCGCCCTTATCCGTCATGCCTATGCCCCTCTCGTACTTGCCATCGTTAGGGAGGCTCCCATTGCCTCTAAAGTAGTCTAAAGCTATCTCTTTTCCCAAAAACGCACTATCTGGCTTGATCGGAGGCTCATGTATCCCATCGAATGCCCTGCCCTCTGTCATGCAAATCTTGACTACTGCATTAGCAATCTCTGTCATTTTGTCGAAATCTTCGAGATTTACTTTTAATTCGCCAAATTTCTGAGCGACTGCATGCGCCACGATGCCCGCCTGAAATATATCTCGGTCAAATGGCGCGTTGTTTTCCATATATTCAAGGGCTTTAGGGCAATTATTATTAAATATCTTTGCTGATGATGATCTGTGTGTTTTAGTTTTCATTTTTTCGCAGCGCCCTCATTTGTAGTTAAATCAACCATAGTGCACCCGCAATCACTTGCCACAGGTCTTTCACGCCCATACACTTTTTTGTATTCTTCATTTCTAATGGCGTCAAGAATATCTGCCGGGCAATCATCGTCCGTTATCCATGCTCGATTCTCGTATGGAGAATGCTGGTAGATTATTTCTTCGATTTTCTTTTTTAGCTGTTTATCGTTCATCAAATTATCCTTTGCGACCGCCAAATCCTTGATTCATCCAGCTATACATTTGCTCTTGACTGCCAAAATTTTCAGGAAATACCGCGTATTTTGTACACTTTTCACTCATGTTTTTAATGTTTTCTTTATCTTGTTTTGACAATATAACCATCATTGGCACAGCGTTGTTTGAAAACACATAATTACCGATTTTAATTTTCATTTTTAACCTCAATAAATAAAGCCATCCCTGGCGAGTTACAGCGCGAATTTAATTAACTTTTTTAACCATGCCATCTTCTATGACGATTCCAATATCACCAGATTCATCAACTACCTCAACCCATACCTGGAAGTCGTTTTTATCGGCCATTTCCTCAATGATCTTGAATGAATCACTATCCATCAGAGAGCCATCAGTAATGCGTATCACCCTGAAATCAGGATTTGAAGCCATGGCCATCGCCATTGATACGCGTAATTGTTCGGCCGATGATGCTTGTTCGAAAGGTAGATTGTTGAACAATACAACACCATCGTCGAACGATAAGCCGTCAACCGGGAACGTCGCCGACGTCATCAGGCTGGCTTTCTCAGCGTCAATTTCGTCCAGCCGTTCACATAATCGCTCGACTTCTTTTTCAGTCATATCAACCGATGTTTTTTTATCGTTGAATGCTTGTTTTTTGCGAACAAGTATATTGATGTTTTCCGCCTCGCCTAAAGCAAGTTGAAGCGCCTCGATATCTGGTGCCTCGCCTTTTTCCTTAAGGGTAGCGTTAAACCGTTTTATATTTTCTTGAGCGTTAGATAATTGCGACTCACGATCGATCACCGATTGTTTTAATTTCTCGGTTTCGCTTTCAAGTATTGCGCTGACACGCTCAGAACTTTCAATATCAGCCGCCATATTATTAACGACCTGCCTGTGCTCAATAGCATTGCTTAACTCGAGTTGTAGCGCTTCGATGTCAGGCGCTTTGCCTTTTTCTTTCATCGCGGCTTCGGTTGTTTTTATTTTTTCCTGGGCGTTAAATAATCGTGATTCACTATCAAGCAAGTTTTCTTTTATCAATTCTATATTGCTTGTTAATTCCGCCATGCCGCGCTCAAGCTGTCCACGATCGCCCTCTATAGCCTTAATAGCTTGCCCGCGCTTAACGGCCAGATTGATTTTTTCAATAAGCGCAGACTGATCGACTTCATCCTTTTGAGTTTTACTAATCTCAGGAAAATGCAAACTGTCACGCTCAACAACTAACGCCTTTAATTGACGATTAGCATCAGTTCGCTGCAGAAATACCCCGGCGCGCTCTTCATCCAGTACGTCAATATCGCCATCGATCACAACAATTTCGCGCAACATTTCAAACTGTTGCTTTGCTGGCAGGCGCGAGAATTCAAGCGGATCGAATGCCAAGTTTCCGATCAGCTCATCAAGCACAGATTGCGGCGAAGTCATTGGTGCGCCAGTTGGTTTAGTTACGCGCAACGTGGTGCCTTTGCTGCTGAATTTACGCTCTACTGTTAATTCACCAAGCTCTAATTTAATTGATGCTTTGTTAGCGCCTTCATGGATCGGTACGTCCTGAATATTTCGCGTGCCTGACATTGCCCAATAGATAGCATCTAATACCGATGTTTTCCCGTTGGCATTTTTACCGGTGATTTTCACGACGTTTCCGTTTGGTTCGATTTCAACCGCGGTTAATCGTTTGATGTTTTCAGCTTTTAATTTAATTATTCTCATCTTTTTAGTCCCGTGGTTAGTTAATTATCATTAACCTAATTGGTTAATTATTTGTTTCTCATTTTTTGCGCATTAATTGCCTTTTCTAAAATATCGTCCAGCAGCTCAATAACTTTCTCAAGCTGCAAAACGTCGTCATTGGTTAGTATTTGGCGCTTATGTGCCCGGGTAACCGTTAATAGTTGCTCGCGTATATCATCGGGGTTAATTGCTAAGGATAGTTTTATGCTGACAACGCTCTTGGATCCTGGCGTTAACACATCAACAACGGCTGACGCTAATTCTCTTATAAACATTGCATACTCGCTATCACTAAGCATGCGCCCGTCATCTGCAATCTCCCCGCCTGGCTCAAACGTAATATCCGTGCATTCGCCGATTAACTTATCCGGCTCACCGTATTTATCTGTTGTGTATAACTTGCCTTTCATTTTTGGTGGGCGGGGACGTCTAAATATATGGTGTTCGCCGCCACTTAAAACGATCCGACGACCGCTTGGATAAAGTGTAACTGTTATATTTTTCATAATTATTTACTCGGTAATGACAGCGACTCACTGTCCTCTAATAATTCCTGATCTGATTGCATATCGATAAGCGCCATTGATGATGATCCGGACAGCTGTTCAAAATTCTGCGCTTGCAGTGTAAAAAATTGAACTGGGTCAGCTTCGGGCGTTATCGTGACAACTGGGAACGATGTTTTTTTAGCCGGGTTAGTTTTCTTTGATAAAACCATCATAAAAGGGAACCCAAACAAGGAATATTCTTTTATGCCTAAATGCTTTGTTACATTTTCGATGTATTCAAAGAATCCAACCAGGTTGGCGCAAGTGTTCCAGGATCCTGTGCTGAATTTTGTTAATGGTGTTGGAAACGCTACACCATCCAGCCAGCGCAATCTAAACAACAGCCTTGAGAATGGTTTGCACATTGGCTTATCGCCAACACGAAATTCGCACTTGTCACCAGGGCATACAATCTCGTTAAATTGATTCGGATCGTTTTGATTGTCAGCGTATCGCAGGGCCGTGGTTCCGTTGCCTGTACACATAGGCTGTTTATTTGGATGCTGTTTGCCGCCCAGGGTTTGAGCCTTAAGATAGTATTCAAAACAATCATCACGGGTAGCATGGATTAAATTGCCCCTGATAACCTTCCTTTTTTCAGGTGGCGCAGCATTGAATGAGTTAAACGCCGGGTGTGGCTGGCGCACTTTGTTAGCGTCCTGCATAGTTGAAACTATATGAAATCTATCGGTTTCATGAGGAAATCCGCGCGCTGACTTTTTACCGATTGATAAAATAGCTCCGATTGGTTCGCGTGACTGTAAATCTTTTATTTCTTTTTTCATGACGGAATACTCACATAAGCGTTACAGTTTGATTTAAGGCCGCAATCGCCAGCCGGTATTTCTCTGATCCATCTGAAGGAATCACCAGCCTGGCTTTCTTGCCATCCCTTACCGCTTGGCTTTGTTTTAGGCGTTGACGTTTCATAAGCCGGTTTTGATTGCCACATCATGCAGGTTGAGCCGATACAATTATTACGCTCACCATTAAATACAGCCATCGCATCAACTTGTTGATAGCTTAAAAACGGGATAGGGCATAATTTTTTTAACGCGTCTTTTTCTTTCATTTGTAATGACTCCTTTTTTCTGATTCGCAAAACTCACCACAAGTTAATTTGTCATTCTTCTGGTAGTGTTTTTCAGCGATGTTTTTGTCAGTAAATATAATCGGCTTACCGCAGCACCAGCAGGTAGTCATGCCATAAGCGCGAACTGTTTCAATTTGTGAGTTAGGATATTTATGCTGCAATACCGCGGCCAACCACTTGCATGTGTTTTCTGTATTTAATCCATTGAATATAATTTGCCCGTCTGGATGCTGGATTGTGTTTGTATAATATGGGGCATTGTTCATAACGAACTATCCTTTAAGTTTTTAAAAATGTGCGCAATTACATCAATCGTCCAGCCGTTGCCTATCATTTTGTATCTCTGTGTTTTACTGACGTGATCAGTATAATTATCTGGCAATGTTTGCAGTCTTTCGCATTCCGTAGGATGAAAGTGACGTATACACTTTTCATCCTTTAATACATTATATGGGACACCTTTAAAAAAGTTAGCGACTACCGCTGCTGATTTGTCGTTTTTAATGTCTGAATGGTGCAAAAAATCCCAATGATTTCGACCGCCTTTTACTTTTCTGTTCATATAAGCCAGCGCCTTATCAGAAAGCAATAATGATGGGATATGCCCGCCTCCCGCTGCTGTTCTTATTGTTGGTGATTTATCTAAAAATGTACGATGTTTTTTTTCACCAAATCCGCCATACAAATTGTGCATACATACTGGACCATCTTGAAAATTCGCTTCGTTAAAAACAATATCTTTCAGCATGTTTCCTTTATCATTAGGTTGCTCAATACCCTCAATATTTGTCCAATACCATCTAACTCTATTCTGTGCTGATACCAATGCCGAGTTTATTTTGATCGGTTTAATACCCAACGTCTGAGTTATCACATCAAGATATTCTTTCTTCATGTTTACGTTTTCAAGCATGAAATACTTTGGCTTTATTGTTTTTAACGCATGAACAAACTCAAAAAATAATGCTGATCGCGGATCACTGAAATTTAATTGTTTTCCAGCAAAACTAAATCCCTGGCATGGACTTCCAGCTATTAATAAATCAATTTTAGGCAGCATTTGATAATTAATAGTTTGTACATCGCCGAGCCGAATAATGTCAGAATAATTTGCCTTGCTGACAATGGCTGCATATTTATCAATTTCAGAGGCGTAATAATTGGTCACTGGAATGCCCGCCCTTTCAAGCGCAATCATTCCGCAGCTCATACCATCAAATAGACTTAATACATTCATCCTGCCACCAAAAACAACACACACAAATTAATAACAAGCATTATCAGTATGGGTACGATAAAGCGGGTTTCTTCTATTGGTTCTTTGTTCATTGATATAGTCCTGTGTGATTATTTGCCGAGATAGTCATTCTCGATTAACTGTAATATAATCCCGATTTGGTAATAAATCAAGATATTTAAAATAAATTTGCAATAAATAATAAATAAATTTAAAATATACCTAAATTAAACGGGGGTGATAAGTGGAAAAACAATATATTTATGTAGAAGTACCAGAGGCGATAAAAAAGAAGGCGATCAGACTTGCTAAAAAATCTGATTTAAGTCTTAGGCAATGGGTTACTAAATTAATCAGAGACGCCAAATAATGAAAAATAAAAAACCTTATACATCTTTAACCATTAATGATTATGACTTTTTAATTGATGTTGATTTTATAGAAGTTATAAATGATTTGTTATCATTCCCCGGTATTACAATGGAGAAAATAGCGTATCGTGTTAATTCGTCAAGCACGGCTATTGATAGATATAAAAATGAGGGAGTTACTCCTAAATTCCATGTTGGCGTTAATCTTTTAAAGATGCGCGATAAATTTTACAGAAATATTTAATAACCAAGAGGACTAAAACAATGCCAGAAATAGCACTAAATAAAACACAAGCAACAATCACTAAAGTCAATCCACGCAAAGAAAAGCATGGAGATAAAAACGTGCTGGCCTGCGACGTGGTCATGTCAACTCGCATCCCAGCATCCGTTTTATCCTGCCTGGATTTAGCCGGGCAATCCATTGAGCAACACTTTTGGGATAATGGGCTACCACGATTCCCGCAGATTAACGCGCTGACATTCGAACAAAAATTCGAGCATCATAAAATCAAGATTGGCGCGTCCGAATATAAGGACGTGAAGATATGCAAATTAAAAGTTAATCCACTGGAAGGCGGCATGGCATTTTTACATTTCACAGTTCAAATACGGCCATCAAAGCAACAGGTTGGAATATTGGCTGATCTGACCGAGGAACAGGTTGATATTGAAATAGAGGCGCTGCAGGGTGATTTGTTGGATGAGGCTATGAATCGCGAACAGGAAGATAGCGCGGATTAAATCAGAACACCAAGAGAAGAGGGCTGACCGTACAGTCTGAGCAATGTTGGCAGATCACCAACAGGAGTCGCCGAGAAGATATAACAATTGCTCCAGTCTAAAATAGTTTTTTTAGGTATACGGTGAATTAATCAACAATCTCCGTTAACCATTTAGAGGGCGCTGGCGATATGCTAGCGCCTTTTTTATGCCTCATATGATGTTGCTGTAATAGCAACAGCCAGCGCCGCCCATATATCCTTGCTGCATCCATAGAGTGCGCCCGGCTCTGATTTAATACCTATTGCAGCTCGCCTTGTGCTTCCATACATATCCATTATTGCTTGTCTAATATTTGAGTCCTTTGCCCTTGTTTGGCCGCATAGAAACATTTTTACATCTTTCCGGTAGACAAACTCAAAGTTCTGGCAACCCCCAAACGCCTCGATAAATCGGCCTATCCACACGCAGGTTTCAAAAACCGTCTTGCCTACTGGCATTCCATAACTTGCCACCATTTCAATATATAATTTTGAGCAATTATTTATTGATTCAGAATCATGCAGCATTTTTCTAAATTCGTGGTTTTCAATTATTCCTTTTTCCCTGATTACGCCATCATTAAAAATAACATAGGCGCTTTGTGTTGTGCCTGGATCAACTGCTAATATCATATAACCCTCCAAAGTTAATCATTTTCATTAGTCACCACCCGGCCAGGCTCGCCAATAGTTAACTCATAACAATCAGTCCCCCATCCGCGCACCTCGAAGCGATCACGTCCGATATTTTTAACGTGCTGATCGATTATCTCAAACGCTTCCTTTTCTGAATTTGCAATAGTAAAAAAACTATATTGTCCGTGGCCTGTGGGCTGATAAGCGTATAAGTTCATAATTATTTTGTATTAAATATTGTGTTATACAGAATGTGGAATATTGAATATTTCACCATCTGTCTAATACACCGTTATACAGCCTTGGCGTATCTGCGTTGTTCTGCTCTTAAAATAACTAATTGCAATATCTCCAAATCAATCGGATCGTTAACCTGTAGATGCAGATAAATACCTGGTGCCTGTATGTTTACAACTGGTCCCGGAGCAGGCGGCCCCATAACAAGTCGCTCAACAACGGACGCTTCGCGTCCTGCGGACTTTTCATGTTTAGTTGTAACATCACTCATTGTGGTATCCTCGTAGTTCAGTTATTGCGCCGGTTAGCTAAATCGTTATATTCCATCAATATTCAAAGCCCGTTTAACGCGTTTCCATATTATAGACTCTAAGCGAAAAAGGTCATTGTCAATTGTCATCGGCTTAATAGGGCTGTCATCGCCGTTTAGTTCAATGCGTAATTCCATAATAGTTTCACTAATAGCGTTGTAAACTTCCTGTCTTTTCTTCTCGCTCATATTCATAATAAATACCTGTATATAATAAATAAATTAAGCGCGACTGTTCTAGCCGCCGTTGTTTTCCTGCATTGCCTGGTGAGCAGCGCCTTATTCAAGGCGTTATATTAAAAAACCAATATCTATCATTATCTTTTCAACTACCAAATACCACGAGTAAAAGGGTAGGCATATACTCAGCGCCGTCAGCCAAAAGCCTTTTGCTAAAACAACGCCCATAATCCAGGTTATTACCGCTAAGGAAAACCCGATATTTCTTAAAATCAAATTTAATTCACTCATGTTACCGCTCCAATTAATTAATATAACAATGCAATAAACCGGACGTAAAATACACGCCGGTTATTTATAACGTTAGCCACCTAAAGTTGGGCATACACTTAAATCTATAAGTTTGTAATACCCATCAATTTGTATATTGCAGCCCAGTCTTCCGTGGGGCTTCTTTTCAACTGTACCGATAAGCTTCCCGTTAATACCATCGGCTATATGCACCATTAAATCCACCGCATCAACACAGGTAGTAACCCACGGTACTGCAATCAAATCAAGGTCGCGCTCTTTAGATCCATGCTCTCCGATAGCGTAACCAACTTCTCCGGCCAGGTGCCTTATACGATCAACTGGTGGCAGCTTCGGATCTTTCCAGCCTTCGTATGGTATAAAAGTTTCAGTTCCACACTTCCAGCATTTTTCACCTTCTCTGCGCGAATGACACTGGTTGCAATATCGATGGCTAACAAAACGCTCAACCGGACTCGTTTCTACGCATTTCGTTTCTCTCATTGCTCCGTTCCTCACAGGTTAGCTATGTCGTTATATTTCTAAAAGATCATCAGCACTTAACTGTAATTCAAGGCACAATGGTCTTAGAGTTTTAATTGTCATTGACTGTTTGCCTCCTTCGATATTTGCAAGCGATGTTCTGCTTATACCTACAGCTTCTGCGAGTTCAGCCTGTGTTAATCCATAATCTTTTCGTGCATTTTGGATTTTTAGGCCGGCGGCTCTTTTGGGATACCCGTCAGCTTCATCCTCAAGCCTTGCAAGCTGCAACTTTGTATCTGCAATCTTCTTTTTTAATTTATCTGCTTTAGTGCTCACTATTCACCTATAATAAAAATATAACAATAAAATTAACGCAGACCGCCCATACGCTGTTTGGTTTCTAATAGACCAGTGGGCGGCTGGTTATTAACAGTCGTTATACGTTTCTAATCTCTAAAATTTTACCCAATGCGATAACAAAGTATTGTTTATTATTGTCAAGCGGCTCGTTATTTTCTGGTTCACAGCTCCCACCCCTAAGAATACCCATACCAACGAACTTGCATCTTAAAAAAGGTCTGTCATTGCCATAGCCATTTGTAAAATGCACCTCATCAAAATTCTTGTGACCGCCTCTTTTCCCTGCTTCGCTTTTTCCTAGCAATCGGCTGATCCAGTGTTTTTTATATTCCCTGTATTCAAAGCATTTATCACCAGATGCAATAAGGTCAAACCATTCTTTTTTTAGCGTTAGTTTTAAGTCCACGCTTCCCCCTTAAGGTCACGCATAACAATTCGTTTGTTCGGAACTCCGCTTCGCTACGTCCGCACAACTCTGACGTTAGGCGTTCAGTATATTGTCTGGTGTTATTGATTTAATGCTTTGTTTTCCTGTGTGTAGCCGCACTCGTACATAACCATAGCGCCCGCCGTCATATCCTATTACTGTGCAACCAGACGGGTATCTCTGCCCACTCATAATAAACACATTAATATTTTTTCCTTTTGGATATAACTGCTCAAGCTCGACAATTACCTCATTTTCTGCTTTTACTAAAGCTTGTAATTTTTTATTTAATTTTGAGTTCATATCAATGCTCCGCGCCTAACAAGCCGTTCAATTTGACGGTCAACCCGCCGTGTTTTTCAAAAAGTTCTGTGTGCCGCAAATTAACTAAATCGTTAATTTTTCAAATAATTAACCATAAATTCAGCAAAAAGCTCACTATAAATAAGCACAAAACCAAATATCACAAAGCCGAAATATGCGACGAAAAACATTGCTATTAATCGCATTAATGGTTCGATTGTTCTTATGTATTGTTTAATCATTTTCTATTTTTCCTATGATAGTTTCGCACAGCAAAGACCGTCCTAACGTGCTGTTCAGCCTTTATGCGCATATCGTCCGGTACTTCCAACAACCTGGCTGCGCGGGCTTCTTTTGATTTGCCTTGCAGGACGTATGCGTTTGCTTGGCCCTGTGTTTTAAAGTTCATTTTCATATCGTCTTTTAAATTTTTGTTGATTGTAATACTATTTACGTATAATATGCAAACACTATTTACTTATAAAACATAAGGGCGCAAAAAAATGGCGAACGAGTCAAAGACAGAAACAGTTGGAATACGACTAACAGCAGAAACCAGGGATTATCTTTTGTCTGAGGCACAAGCTGATGAAAGGTCGTTGTCGTTTGTGGCTGGAAAAATACTCACAAATTATGTGAACGAAAAGAAAGCTGAATTAAATAAATAATGTCTGATTATTCCTGGATATCATTGCATCGCAGGTTGCGATCATCGGGCATCTATAAAGATTCACAGGCCGTGCATTTATGGGTTCATTTATTGTTATCGGCGAACCACAAAGATAAAAAGGTACTCGTTGGAAACGGCTTTGTTGAGATAAAAACAGGACAGCTATTAACGGGAAGAAAGGCGCTGTCAAAAGCGACAGGGATAAATGAAAGCAAAATATTCAGGCTACTAAAACTGTTTGAAAGTGATCGTCAAATCGAACAACAAAAAACGACAAAATATACAGTAATATCAATAGTTAAATATAGTCAGTACCAGAGAAGCGAACAACAAACGAACAACAAACGAACAACAAACGAACAACAACTGAACACAAACAATAATAACAATAATATAAATAAAGACAATAAAGATCAAAAGACTGCGCGATTCGCGCCACCAACGATCACAGAATTACAGAATTACATCACAGAAAAAAATATATTTAGTATCGACGCTGAAATATTTTTTAATCACTACGAACAAAACGGCTGGAAGGTTGGCAAAAATAAAATGAAGTCATGGAAACTTGCTATCAGTGGATGGCATAAACGAAACACAAAACAAAATAACGGTGGAAATAATGCAAATAGAAAACTCTCAGCAGTTGAGCAAGTTGAGCAAGCAACCAGATCAAGAAATAACTTCTGATGATATTGATGAAGTTTATCGAAGAATGTCCAGGCTATATGGGCATAGCTTCGTTAGTAGTTTCGGAACCTCGGATGATGGTACATGGTTGATGGCGCTCTCAGGATTGAAGAAAAGCGACTTATCTCGCGGACTGACGATGTTATTAAATTGCTCAACAGACTGGCCGCCTTCAGTACCGAGATTTAGACGTATGTGCCTTGGAATAACAGATAAACATATCGAGGCAAGGGCGATAGAGCTCGCAAGTGGTAGTGATAACTATAATTTCTATAAATTACCTGAGAAAGATATTTATTTTCGGGTAAAAGAAAAAAGAGATCAAGCATCTGAAGAACTAACTACTGAATTCTTAAAATTAGCCAGCAATGGCCTGCTTAGAAGTGAATTAGAAAAGCGTCCAAAACTAACTTATAACGAACCATATTACGGGAACGTATTATGAGCGATGACCGCCCCGCAAAAATTGAAGATGTAGATCGGATTGCAAGCATTATCGAAAATAGAAAAGCTAGTAATAGCAGCGAGCCTCATGGCATACCAGCTCAAACCATGCAGGGCGCTCATTGGTGGATAAAGTTTTTAGAACCGCGACAGCAATACGAGGTTGATAGATTTTTAAAAAAGGCGTGGCAGCTGCCATATCAAAACAGAATAGCCGATTGTTTGATTATTTATTATAAGTTATCAGGACGCGAACAAAGCGAATTACTTGCTATGCGTGAACGCGAAATATACTGGCGTGGTGACAGTCTTGAGTTTATGCGAATACGTCAAAAAGTTGATATGAATAAACTTGATAAGGCGAATATGAAGCAATTGCTTAAAAAAATAATTAAAAGAGCTTAATTGTGACAAAAATCAAGCTAAAAAACCAAAGCGGTGAGTTGCTCGAAACCATGAAAATCAAATCCACCCCGACTAGATTTATTTTAATCCGAGGCCGGTTATTTGAATGGGACACAGTGCAGCCAGACGAATACGAATACACTGAACGACCATACCTTGAAATAAATTGAGGACTAAAAATGAACACAAAACCAACAGAGCCAAGAATAACTATACAAGCAAAAGATAATGACGGTACAGTCAAAAACCTGACCTGTTTATCGTGGAGCAAGATCACTGGATCACCAACAGACACAATTCGATATCTTTACAGACGAAATAAATCTGGCAAAATAAATATCTCTAACAGGCAAGTTATCGGGCTTGATGAATTACCAAAACCAGCATTTAATAAAAACGCGGCTATAACCAAAAAACAAAAAGCAATCACACGGAATCAATTAATGTCTGCATTTTTAAGAAAGCGATTAGTGCCGGGCAATTAATGTGACCGCGACCTGTTTACTGGATAATGGCGAATTTTATATCTACAATGCCGCTTCAAGAATTGACAGTAGACCATACGATCAGGCTATTTTTAAATACATTGGCGACGGCATTATTGGCTCGGTAAACATCAAGGGACAGACGGTTTATTACAAAGGAAAAACGCGGCTGAGTTTTTATGTTTTGAAAAAGCGAGGGCGATTGTGATATTATCCAGAAAAACAGGCGCACACGATGACAAAAACCCTCCCCTCAATTATTGGCGAACTTGAATTAAATATTATCGATGGTGTTGCCTTGCCGCTACATTTTGATATTACAGACAACGAAACCGGCGACGTTATACCGCTGACCGGATATACAGCAAAATTTCAAATCAGGCCGTCAACATCGGATCAAAACGCCGCGCTCGTTGATTTGGCATCACCCACAGATATAGTTATCGATGAATTACTCGGAACCGTTGATCTGATAATCCTTGGTCAATCGTTTGGTGATGATTCGCTGGTATGGGGGCTGCAATTAATCGATGCGTCAGCGATACCGGATATTGTTCTTGGCGGTATTCTTAATAGCAAAAAAGAGGCTATTCAATAATGGCTAGTCAAGTCAAGGTTGCTGTAATTGATAACAAAATAAAAGTTGCCGTTACCAGTGGAGCGAGGAATTTAGGCGGCTTGGGAGATGTTGAGCTCAGCTCTGTCAAAGAAGATGATACCTTGCTTTATGATAGCGTCGCAGGGAAATTCAAAAACCAGGACAATCACGCAGTAGCAACGCATTTAAAAGTTAGAAATATATCAGGCGCGACAATGAATACAGGTGATGCTGTTGCTTTAGTTGGTTACAGCGTCGGCCAGGAAGCAATAGAAGTAATATTAGCAGATCAAACCACAAGTTTATCGTTTGGACTCATTGAGGAGCCTCTTTTAAATAATGAAAATGGATTTATTATTATCTCAGGCGTTATGGAAGGAGTGGACACAAGTGCGTTTACCGAGGGAAATGTTTTATATGTTAATAGCACGGGCAAATTAACAGAGACAGAACCAACAACCGGGTTTATGCAGCCTATTGCATTTGTTTTACGATCACATGCAAGTAGTGGTGTCATTCAAATATTGGCTGATTATCCAAAACAAGACGCGACCGATGTTAGATATACTGGAACGCTATTATCAACAAACGTAAAAGAAGCATTAAACGAATTGCACGCGCTAATACTTGCGCCTTAAAAGCTAACCGGAGAATAACATGAAACACATACTATTTTTATTACTGGCAATCTCGTTTAATGCCCTGGCTGACTCTATAACAGTTGACCCTAATATTAAACCAGAACAGATCATCAATTGTACACTTCCAACAGAGCGCGAAGATAACGCGCCGCTTGATGTGTCTGAGATATTAAATATTAATTGGTATATCGGCATGGCCTCTGGCGATTACATGGAGAAAATACCAACAGAAACATGCCAGATAACTCTTGATCTAACTCAATATGCTGACGGTAAGTATTATATTGCTGCTACAACAGTTGATACAGATTTCCGCGAATCAGGTTACTCGGCTGAGAGTGATATGACGGTAAAGCGACAAACGCCGCCTGCCCGAATGGCAGCACCGGCGTTCGTACGATAGATGGAATTCTATGCACCCCGAAAGAGTGTAAAAACTACTACTGGCCTGACAAGCAATTAATTAAAAGATGTAAAGAGGCGTTGAGATAATGCGAGCGATATGCCTCAACAAATAATTGACATTACAGTAGATATAAAACAAGCCAAAAAGAAATTAAAGGGATTTGAGAGGGTTGTTGATCGGGCGGCTAAATCTGCATTAATCAAAACGGCTAAATCAGCCGAGTCATTCACCGTTAGAAGTATGGCGGCTAATACAGGGTTAACAGTAAAGGTTACGCACAAATTCATAATGTTAAATATTAGTGTTGGCGCGACTGGATTATCTGCTGTTATCAAGCCTACTAAAAGACACCCGAACCTTATTGAATTTATGAGCCGCGCACAGATCAACAGAGCGCTAACCCGCAAAGGAAAGAAAGGGGGTAGAGGCCGCCCATTAGGTAAAGGTATTAGCTCTAAATCGTGGGGCAAATCAAAAGTATATAAAGGCGCATTTGTTGGGCGTGGTAAAACAAGCGGTAAGCTATTGGTTTATACACGAGAGAATGCAGAGGGTAAGAAAAGCGGAATAAGAGCTTTACCCGGGGCGTCCCCTTTTGCTGAGTTCCAACGACCTGACTTTTACGATGTACTTAAAGCAGTGTCGCACGCGAACTTCAAAAAGAACTTCAAGCGTAATATTAAGTTCTTTATGGCTAAGGAAGGTATTTCTGTGCGCGGGTAGTGGCTATAACCACAGCCGCCCGGTGACTAACCGGGCTTGATAAAGGCCGTGAGGCATGGACTAGGTGCCGGGGTTGATTATACATGCCATTAGTGCTGTTATATACTTGAACGCATAAGCTATTAAATAAATTAAATTATCAATGACTTACAATACATATTTAACGCAAGGTACTACCAGAGTGTTGCAAGCCTATGTGGGTAACGCTGC